GAAATGAATGTTTGTAATTCTTCTTTTAGTTTATCGTAAGTATACTTGTATCTTTCCTCTAATAAAATTGGTTGATTTTCTAACCATGTTTTTACTTGATCAGCATCTTCACTAATTGGTGTTTGTTTTGGTTTTGGTCTTAGACTAAGAGCAAATCCAGGTCTATCTTGTACTTTAGAAGCGTTAACTACAAAGTCAAAACCTTGATTGATGTCTGTAAAATCACCATAATCCTCATCATCTGCAATTGATAGTAATTCCATATAAATAGTTTTACTAAATTCAAATAATCTAACACCTTTATCCTCTTCACCTCTAACAATAACAGGAGCGAATACTCTCATTTTAGGATCTAGTTGTTTTGCTAGTCTCCAGTTTTCAGAGTCAGATGATGTTCTTAGTTTTTTAGAAAATTCAACTATTGGATCATCTTCTCCCCAGTTTGTTAATGCTACTATTGGGAATTTTCCAACTCCATAATGCATAAAAACTTCTTGGAATGGGTTGTCTTTGTTGAGTTTTGAGGGTACAAACCTGATTTGGAATTTCCCTTCTGATTTGGGTTTCCAATAGATTAATGTATAGTCCTTTTTTTCTGTATTTTTGGGCTTGGAGGCCTGATTTAGGTTGTCCAAGCGATTTTTGATTTTGCTTAAATCCATAATTATAACTGTTTTTTAAAAATTTCGACATGAATATACAAACTGATTATTTGGAATCCAAATTATAGTTCGATTATTTTGTGTATTTTGGTATTGAGTTGTTTTAACTCATTATGTTGGGTAAGCAATATACAATTTCTGTAATGCTTCCAATTTATTGGGAATTTAGTATTTACTACTCCCCCATTTAGGCTTTTAATTAGCTCGTTTAATGCGTTTATAGTATATAGAGTATTTGTTTCTTTTTTTCTATGTACTAATATTGTATTGTCTGGAATTTCACTTACATTACCTTGATCGACATTATAAGTTAGAACATACTCGTCATTACTCTTAACATATAACGCAAACATTTTGTTATACATGATTGAGTATTTAGAAGAGAGACTAGATACAAGTCCCTCTAAATTATCTAATGTAGTAAATGTACAAAATAATTTATTATTCAAATCGCTAATATTATAAGGACTTTCAAAGTCGTAATTCGTTTTATAAATATCAGTATTATTCTGTAAAATCGTAGTTGCTTCCATGTTTAATCTTTACTTTTAGTTTATGTTTTTTAAATACATCTAGTATTAATTTTATCTCCTCTTTCTCTCCCTTATGTACATCTAACAAAAACGCATCGTAAGTATAAAGAATTAGTTTAGTTTGTTTGTTTTTTAATATCTTAATTATTTCCCATAATATACGAACATTTGTTGCAGTTTCCAAATTCTGTAGAAGATAATTAAATAATTTTTGTGGATTCATATTATCTAATTTACTATACTCAAATTTATGTTTTGATATAGGACATTCTATATAACCATTTTTTCTAAAAAAATACCATAATTGATCTATATATTTTTGAATCCCAGCAAAAAATTCTAGATTTTTATACTGTTTAAATACACCCCCATAAAGTTGTTTAAATGTTAACTCTTTAGCTTTTTGATAATCCACACCATACATTTTCGAAAAGGATTCATGGATATCTCCACTATTAAAAGTATAATTAATAAGGGAAGCAGCCAAAGTAGGGTGATAAGCAGATATATCAATTTCAAGAAGGACTTCATTTTCTGGTATAAATGTTTTTCTACAACCATTGTCTTTATTTAATGCTGCGAAATTGACCCCTCCGAACCTATTTGAGGGCCTTGTTGTTGTGGTTCTATAGTTATATTGTGTGTATACTTTATCCCCCCAATCTTTATCGAAGTATTGTTTGAAGAGTTCTCTGTTAACTCGTAAACCACTCCTTTCGATGGAGTTGAATACCAATGGTACTCTGCTATTGTAAAATTCGTTGACTGGTTCATTAAAATGTTGTTTTAAATTATTATAATTTTTTTCACACGTTTCGTAATGTTTAACGATAGGAACTATTCTGTTAATATCCAACTTATCTTTAGCTCTTTGTGATAATATTTGGTGAGCTTTAGTAGTTTCCATCTCATATTCTGGGGATGCTAGAGAAACATCTATAATATTTCTATGCACAAAATAATGTAAGAATTCCTTCTTACCCCAAACGTACAATGTATCATAACTACTAATTAATTCAGCAATATACTCGCTGTTTAACGGCATAGATTCACTATGATCTATTGAAATAATATAACCCTTATGTGCATCTAAAGGATGTACATACACTAAAGATATTTTATTAATTACAGGATGCGTCTTATAAGAATATGGTATAACTTCTATGTAAGCTTCTTTGTAACCTTTATTATAAAAACCTTTTAATTGGTCAGTATTTTCAATTAGCCAAAACAATTAGTTAAATATACGAAAGATATTTTTAATATCCACCTCCTCCTCCACTACTTGGAGATGAAGTAGTTCCTAAGGTTGATTGAGAAGAATTTAAAACTGAAGTTTTATTAAGAGATATTAACACTATTTCAGGACCATTTCCATGGTATCTTCCTGTCATAAAGTTTCCATTATTCATACGATGGTAATATCCTATATAATTTGTTCTATTTGGGAGTAAAAATTCTCCCCCTTTTGTGTATAAATTTTCATCATTAGAATCTCCAATACCCCCAAACTGATTTTTAAAGAAATGATGAAAATTATACCAATTTAATTCTTTTTCTTTTAACAATACCATATTTTTATTCACCTGGGAAGCATTTTTTCTTAAAGACCAACTTAAAAAAGTTACTGTGTAAAATTCAAAAGCTACTAAAGGATCCCTACTAGCAAACTGTTCAAATGAAGTTTTATTTATTTCAGTATAAAGATTTTGAGTATTTGATTTTGAAAAGTATCTAAGATATTCTTCTTGATTTATTTCTTCTTCTGTTAGTTGGGGAGTATAAGGAATTGGAATTAATTTATCTTTAGGTATTGCAGTTAAACTCATATAAGTTTGATTTTTTCTATTCCCAGTGTTACCTCCAATTTTATAACTCTTTTCAACCGGGGGAGAGAAATCTTCATTATCATCTAACCCATAAACAGGAGTAAAATCATGTTCATTAGTAAGTAGAATAGAAGTTTCAACTTCTTCTATTGGAGGTGTAATTAATTCTACAGATGAATTTGAGGGATAAGCACCAGTATAAAATTTTCCACTTGAAACTGAAAAATAAAAACCTTTATAAGAAGATAAATTGGATTTATAAACTAATTCTCCCCCATTAGTATATAAATTTGATTTTATTTGAGATTTTGGAAAATACATATTCTAAATTACTTCAAATAGGTTTATATATTTAGATGAATTTTTTACCGCATCATCATTTAATGATTTTAAATTTCCTCCTCCATTTACACTAGCCATCCAACGTATAGCTCTTTCTTTACTTTCAAATGCTGTTGTATCAGAATCTCCTAAAATTGTTTTAGGATCATTTTTTCCCTGCTTTACTTTTTTGTATAATGAAGAAAAAAACTTAGCTGTAAATTTAGCAGATTCAGGAAGATTATCAGTTAATAAAGCAGGGTCTGCTAGAATATCTACTCCAGTAATTGAAGCATATTTTGCGTAAGTTCTTTTAAATGTGATTTGATTATATCCTCTACCTCTATACATATACCCATCTCCTTTAGCTATTAAACCATTATAATACTGGGGGATGGATAAATCTGGATTCTTTTGGGCATTTTGTTTGCATTTTTCAGAAGTAAATCCCCAAGGACCATATTTTTTTACATTCCATTTATAGTACCCATTTTGGTTAGCAATGTATCCATATATTATATCATAAAATAATCTATCATCCTTTCGTATTTTATCAATTTGATCTGTAGTTACATAAGATGATAAAGCTTTAGAATATCTATTTGAGAAATTATCTCCTCCTTTTGGCAGTTTATTATATTCAGCCTGAGTTATTATTTTCTGGGATTTTAAATATTTAGATAATCTTTTTGTAAAGAGATAACTAAGCCTTTTTATTCCTGTGTTTTTATAAGAAGATTCATCAAATTTCCTAAAATTTGATTCTTTAGCACAAACACATAAAATAGCTATTTGGGTAGTTTTATTCAAAATACCCTCATTATCCATAGCATCTATTAAAATTTTAATATTTTGAGATTGAGTAGTCCATGCATTATTTAATCCTCCTTGTCTATACCATTTAATTCCTTTATATTCTTCAGACTGAGCATTAGGGTCTGTTGGTGGGATTGGTGATGGTTTTGGTTTTGGTTTTACTGGGGTGAAATCTTGATTGAAAATTTCTGGGGTGTGAATTTGAGCAGTAGTTAAATTATTTGGATCATACACTGTAGCTAAAGTCTCTAGTTTTGTTACCCAATCATTATCTTTAATTTCATGGTCAATTCCAGTTATAATAAATTGTAAAGTTTGAGGATAATTAGAAGGTAAAAATTTTTGATTTATTGATAATTTATTATATATATGCATACCACTTATACCATCCAATGATAAAGAAAGATTAAAAGGTAAAAACCCTATTGAAGTATTTACTCCTTTATTATCTTTATTTATTTTAGATTGAGCATATAAATAAAAATCCCTAAAAATTCGAGAATTTTTTGAAAAATCTTTAACATCAAAATTTAAATTATTACCCGAAGTACTTAAACCTGAGACATTGAGTTTACTTTTCATAAAAGTTTTATAGTAACTAATAACAGCTTGATTTTGAGCCTCTAAACTTGTATTATTTCCGGGTGCATCCAATAAATCTGTTTTAAATCTATCTTCTAACCCTTTATTCCAATTTGAAAAAGCTGTTGATTCTATACCAGGAATAGCTCCATTAGCAGTTGCCCCTATAGATATCATTGTAGCATATTCTTTTGTTATTTGAGTTTGTAATCCTACCTTTCTAACAAAACTTCCTTCTTTAGAGTTTGTAGTTTGATTTTGATTAAACCCAAATACATCTATTTGAGCTTCATTGTAAACATAAACTTCCCCTAACTCTTCTTTAATTTTTTCTATACCTGGAATGTAAGTTTGGTCTAAAATAGTAATAGTATTTCCTGATTTAATTTTACCGGGAGAATTATTAAGTAAATCTTCTATATTAAGAGAATCAGGATTACTATCTACAATATTTTCTTTTACTACGGGTTCTAAATTAGTAAAGTTTCCAAAACATTCATTTATATCATCACATAGAGTGCTTATAACATTAAATAAAGAAATATTCCCATCATTATCTATCCCTTTTAATATTTCTTCTATTCTATTAAAATTAAAATATATATTCATTATTTTTCCATAAAGAAACTCTCCACCGCTAGTACTTCCTATAAATTGATTTAAGCCTTCAAAATACTTATAGTAATTATTTGAATTATTTCCACTTCCTTCAGGATTAAAATAAAAAGCTAAATTTCTAACTATACACTTTTTAGGATTTAAAGATATCATGTTATCTAAAGTAAAACAAATATTAGTTTCTATATCTGTGTCTATAGTTATAAGAGGAACATCAGGGTTACCTTTAATTTTTGGAATTACTTGGTCTTGTAGGTATTCTAAAAAAGTTCCAAATCTTATGTAAAAAGCACTTTTTTTATCTGAAAATTGGGTTAGAGCAACTATATCTACATTTTCATTATTTGTGTTATATTTTGGATATCCTATTGTATCATTCCATTCTTGATCACTTACTTGACCTCCTTTTAAAGGGTTTATGCAAGATCCTACTAGTCCCCAATTATCTATTTTAATTTGTTTAGAATATATTACATTTCTATTAGGGTAAGAAAATTCTTCTCCCCTATTTTCATATTTTCTTATCATATAAAAATAATAATTTATTCTGTTTTGAACACCTTTAAGTAAAGCTTTTACATCATTAAACTCTACACCAAAATCTTCTAAATCACTAAATTGTAAATCACTAGTGCCTCCTGCTAAATTTTCTTTTTTAAAATATTCGAAAACATATTTTTTTAAATCATCACGAGGTATCCCATTTCTAGATTGTAAAAAAAGCAATTTTTGAACAAATAAAGGGGAAGGATTTGATGAATTAATATTTGCTAAATCTCTTATTAATTTTTCCCTTCTTGTTTTTTCTCCTTTTTTAATGTATTGGTTTAAGGCATACTCTATAGCTTTACCTATATTATCATTTACAGAAAGGATTGGATTTGTTTTTCTTAAAAGTTCTCTATATTTTTTAAGAATTGCTTTTGTTTCAGCTGGAGTCTTTCCAGCTGTTCCTGCTATAGTAACTTTAGATGAAAAATTTTGTTGACTTTCTGCTAATGCTAAAGTAACTTGTTCATATGCATCTGATATCTCTTGAGGTCTCCATTCTTGTATTTCTCCACTATGTTTATCTAATTCTGTAGCTTGACTTACTTGGTTTGTTGAAGTATCAAGCGCATATAAAAGCTTATTTGGGTTTGTGTCTAAAACTTGTACTCCAACGCTTCCACTAGTAGGGGTCCAAGAATTAGCATAATTTATAACACTTGATAAGTAAGAATCTAGTTCAGGGTAGAGCGTAGTGTAAAAACTAAATTCATCAGCTTGAGTTTCACTAAATTCTTCTCTTCTTTGAGTAATATATTGAGACCCTACAGTTAAATTTACTTGATCTGAAGAATTCGTACCTATAATTGCTGGAAGGTTTACTTTTAAAGATTCTATAACATCACCTAAACTCATTACTTCAAACATAATATCATAACTTCCATCATCATTAAAGCTCCAATTAAAATTAGATATAGTTCCAAAAATTCCTTCATAATTTCCTCCAGTTTTTTCTCGAGTTTGTTCAACTAATAAATTCCACTCAGAGTAATTAGAATTATTATAACTATCATCAAACCAATAATCAGTAATTAAAGAAGGAACTTCTATTCCAGAAGTATAATTGTCATTTTTATCATAATATTTATCAAAACCAAATTCAATAAAAACAGTATATCCTAATCTTAAATATAAAACATCAATAATATCAAATTGATATTTATTAAAAGCTTTTAATTTTACTGTTGTTTTTTTTAAAGATCCTCTATTTAAACATTTTTGAGATATACTTACTATGCCGGGCATAGCAGAAAAACCAAATTGTTTTACATTTCCCATACCATAAGCAGGATAATTTAAAGTCTCTTCTACACCTGCTCTTGGGTTTCCTCCCTGTACTGATACATCTTCAAATTCACTTAGAGGTAGCATATCTGTGTCTAAAACTTCACTTCCCCCAAAACCATTAAATAATATATATTTTTGAGCTAAAAATTTTCCAGGGGCAATATTTTGAGATAAAATATTATCACCTTCATTATTAAGTAAATCTAACCTATCCTGATCAACAGATACACTAGAAGCTATTTTAGCCCAAGAATTTCTAGAATTTAAATATATTATTTCTTCTTCAGATTTAAACTCACCAAAAGTAAGTCCCTTTCCATGAACCTCTTGTCTTTTATTTATTTGATCATTTACAAATTTTCTAAATTTATCCCCAACTATGTTTCCCATAACTTTTAAAATTTTTAATACCCTCCTCCACGGTTTGAAACAGTATTATTAGGTTGTAATTTACTAATTTTATTTATTTTTTCAAAATTAGATACTACAGAAGAAATATTTTGTGGTATTCTTATTTGGGTTCCTGTTGGAGGAGTTAAAGAATCTTGTGAAATGTCTTCATTAGCTATAGAAATAATCCACCATAATGAAGAATCTCCATAATATTGTTGGGCTAATATATCATATCTATCTTTTATATTAGTATAAACATATATATCACTTGATGATTTTGGGATATTAGGGTATCTAGAGGTAGAATATATGGTTTTACCTGATGTTGTTTTTTTAGTTGGTATGGATTTATAACGTTTCATTATTTTTAACTTTCCCAAAGATTATTTGTACTACTATCTTCTCTATTACTACTTTGCATAGATATAAAACGATCAAAAGTATTTCCATCACTATCTATTCTAACTTTTTGTGGAACAAAATTATGTATAGGTGTAAATGAAAATCCCTCAACTTTAACTATATGAGGAAGTTGTGAAGTTGTAGGATCTTTATCTCCATTAGTGTCAATTCCTATTTCCCAAGGAGATTCTTGTGGGACACTTAAAGTTAAACCATCAACAAACCCAGTTAAATTAGAACACCAACCTCCTATAGTTAAATTAATTAAAGTACCACTCATATAACCTCTTTTTGAAAAAGAAGGAGCTAATGATGAAGCTAAAAAATTTAATTTTTTATATTGCTTTATTAATTCAGGTTTTGATTGGGCTGCTACTGTAAAAGATAAATTAATTTTTCTTGTAAAACCCTGATAATTAAAAATTTCCTCAGGTCTTCCCATGTATCTAGTTGAACCCCATTTTCCACCATAAGCATCACTAAAACTATCTATATAAGCTCTAAAATGTAAAAATTGTTTTTTAAATTCACTTTGACCATCTTCTTTACTATAGGGATCTATTACTCCTATCATAAAATCAATTAAATCATTTGTTTCGGGTTCAAGTCTAGGAGAAGTTGAATCATATATAGGATATGCATTAATTTTATCTACTGTACTAGGGTCAGTACTCCCATTTAATAACTTTCCTTTTGAATAATTTAAAATATTTCCAGGAATGCCAGGTGATGTATAATTTACTCTAGAAGTACCTGTGTTATTATCTAATGTTTTTCTATCACTAGGGGTGTAACTAGGAGCTATACTCATTATAGTTGATGAGTTTTTAGGTTGTTCTACATTTAAATTTTGAAGATTTGAAGTATTTAAGGCTTCTTCTAATATAGTTTTTCTAAAATCAACTAAAAAATTATTTCCCCTTAATTCTAATTCATTACTAAAATTAAAAATTTCTGAGGAAGGTAAAGTAGTAAAATTTTTATCATTAAAACTACCTATTCCTAATATTTTTTCTCCTTGGGATGTTCTTACGGGAGCCCCAGTATTGCCTAAAGCAAAAGGTATTCTTGTTTTTCCTATTCCAGGAAGTGGTGAAGTAGGCCCTCCTCCATATTTTAATATTTCTTCACTATTATTAAAATTTATACCGGTATTTGAAAATTTTTGTTGTTGAATAAAATCATAGGTTAAACCTGATATTTTGTTATTTTTTAATAATACTAACCTATTACTTAAACCTATGGGATTAGATGTTTCTTCACCTATAACTTCTCTAGCTACATCAGAATATGTTGTAACCCCTTGAAGAGGATTTAATCCTTGTTTTTTTAAATGAAAACCCGCAGCACTAACTCCTGCCTGAGCTAAAGTAGATAAGGGAGTATAAACACCGGCATTTAATATTTTACCGCTAGCTTGAGTTTTTACTGCTGTTCTAGAAAGTAAATTTTGTTTAGCTGTAAATAAAAGACCCTTAGGAGATTTTGTATCTATAAAATATCTACCTAATCTTTCTAAATCATCTACAACTATTTTAGGTAATTGCAAACCTCCTCTTACAAGAAAGTCATTTTCTCCTGAAAAAGTACTAGTATCTGATGGAATTTCTTTTTGGATAAAGGGTTGTCCACTATATCCAGCTTCAGGTCTATCTTTACTATACTTTAGAGATTTTAAATTAGTTTTTAAATTTACTAAAAAACTCATTTATTATATTCTACCTGCACCTTCAACGGGGGCACTATTTACATATGTCCCATTTTGAAATGTATTATTAATTGGAGTATACCCTCCATCTCTATTAGGTGTTGTAGGTGTTATTCCATTTAAATCTAACTGTGATGGTGATGGTTTATTAGGAACATTAGGATTACCATTGATAGAATAAGTATTTTGCAATGGTGATTGATCTGTTGCTCCTATTGGTGTAGGTGGGGTTGCTCCATTTGCTTTTGATAAGGGAGAACCTTGTGTTGTTAATTTATCTTTTAATCCCATGATTATGTGTTTTTATTGTTTTGTTATAAATATTTAAAATTATTGAAGTCTACGACCTTGGTAACTAATTAATTGTCCTATTAAACTTCCATCTTCTAGTCTAACAGCTTTTTCCCTTTCTGTTACTGATATCAACTGTTGAGTTTTTTCAATTAATTTATCCATTTTTTCAACCATTTTATTATTACCCGTATCCATATTAATAGCTCCTTGGGGTTGAGATACTACATCATCAGCAAATAAATTTGTTCCCGCTACAATAGTATCTTTATTATTAAATGATATCATGCCTTCTGGTCCTAATAAAACTCTATCACCATACCCACTTTTTCCTCCAGGAATTATACCATCATCCATCATGTAAGTACTAACAGCAGCCATTATGGAAGCGGCCCCAGCGATAACAGCTATAGCACCTAAACCAATGGTTGATGCTGATGCTGTAACTGAAGCTGCTCCTGCTTGAGCGACATTTAAAGCTAATTTTCTAGTTTCATGTGCTATAATAGCACTTTGCATTGTTTTCATAGCAAACATAGCTCCTTGAATAGCTACATAATAACCAACCATTTTTTTAATAATACTAGCTATTCTTTGGGCAGCATTTTCCATACCATTCATCCCATCTATAGCTTCTAAAATAGGTGTTGCTAATTGGATAAAAATTTCTTGAACTCTCATCATAACAGCTTCAAACCTTTCTGCTAAACTTGCACTTTCTAATTGATTTTGAAGAGATTCATCACCTACTTCTAAAGCAGCTTGTTCAGCTGTTAATCCTTCATTTCTTAAATCATTATATTTTTTTTGTGCAGCTTCCATACTTTCATTTCCTTGATCTCTAACTATTTGGAGTTTTTGTTGTTCATTAATCATGTTAGCTAATTCTTCCCTACTCATACCTAAAGATTCAGCTGCTGCTTTTTGAGCTATAACATTTTTAGTTTCAAAAGCATTCATTATAGCAGAATTTTTCATAACTTCTTCTGCTACTTTAGCTGAATCTCCTTGTAAAGCTGCTGCTCTAGCTCTTTCTAAATTAATTTCTTTTCCTAATAGTAATTCTGCTTTTAATTCTGAAGCTATACTACTTTCAAACTCTAATAATGACTGAGATATTCTTTCTACCCCATCTAAAGTAGTACCTAATGCTCTTGCAGATGTTACTTGATTAGCTAATTCCTTTGAATTTCCTTTAAAAGTTAACTGTAGAGATTTTGAAGATTTACCTATAGCATCCTGAATCTGTTTAGCACTCATTTGTAAACCTTTTTGTCTATTTAATTCAAATGCTTGAAGATTAAATTCATTAGTTAGTGTTTTTGCACCTTTTCCAGTATTAAAAGCTTCTTTAGCAAAAATTTCAGCTGTTTCAGCAGACATTTTTGTTAGTTTTGTTAGTTCTGCAAAATCTGATGTCATTTTATCTGAGAATACTACACTAGATCCAAATATTTTGTTTAGATTTTCTTGAGATTCCATTAAATCTTTAGAACTAATGTTAATGTTTCTAAGATTTTCAGCTACTTTACTCATTTCATCCCTTAACCTAACAGATTCTCTATAAGATATTCCATTATTTTTAGCAAATTCCCCTGAAGCTTTATCTATATCTACTAAAGTTTTAAATAAAGTTGCTACACCTAATTGTAGCATATTTTGAAAACTTAAAGCTTCTAAAAAGTTTTTTCCTAAATTTTTAATTAAGCCTACTAATACAAAATATTTTTGTCCCGCCTTATCACTTTCAACATTAGATGCTATAAATTCTTCTCGAGTTTTTTCTATAGCATTAGCTATTCCTAAAGCGGGAAGTCCAGCTTTTTGTAAAGCTTTATCAAACCCACCTGCAAGTTTAACTGAGAATAATAATTTTGCATTAAATTGGTCTTCTAAAGCTACTCTTGCTTGTATTTTATCTACTGAATCTTGCAGTAATTTTGCTTCTTCATCAGCAATTAGTACTGCTGCTTTTTGGGCATCTGTAATTTTTGCTAATTGCCCCGTTTTTCTATCTAAAACTTTTCCTTCTTTTACTACAACATCTAATTCTTTTGTAAGAAGTTTAGCATTTTCCAAAGCAAAGTTTTTAGCTTGTTGAGCTTTTTTAAGCATAATTCTGACATTCTTTTCAGATTCTATACCATATCCTTGCTCTTCAAATTTTAATTTTTGAACTTGATCCGTTAAAATTTTAAGATTACTTTTTAGGCCATTTTGAGCATCCTTTAATATTTTATCCTGACCTTTTAATTCTCCTGATACAGCTTGAAGTATATCTACTAAATCACCAAATGAACCATTTATAGTTCGTGCTTTAGCTTCAACAGCATCTAGAGTGTTTTCTAAATCTTTTATAGCCTGATCTGCGTTTTGAACTTTATTTACATCAAATTCAAAAGGATTTTTTTGACCCATTGATGAGTAAGACTTATCAATCTCACCTAGAAGCCTTTTTATTTCTTTTAATTTTTCAGAATCTATTGCCATTTAAAATGTGTTTATTATAAATACTAAAAAACACTATTTTTTAGACCTTCGTGTTGTAAATTTTGATGGTGGTTGGGTTTGTTGAAATATTTTTTTCATATGGTCAGGAACAGGTTCCCCTACATTAGCAGAAGTAGAATTATTACCTTTAGAAGCACCATCTATTGCTTTCTTTTCTTCTTTTTTATATTCAAGTATTTGGTTGATTGTAAAGTTTCTTAACCATATAGGCATATTATAAACTGTATGGAAATCATATCCACCATTACCATGAAAAACTAAATTATGTATAGAAGTAAATAAACCCTTTCTATACCCCAGCGTCAGGCCAAAGAAACCCGGCTGTCATAGGAACGACAGCATCCTCCTCTACACCATTTTCACCCACAAAATCAAATACCATTGGGATATCCGGTTGGGTTTGTTTAATATGTTCTCTAAATGCTCTAGAATCCCTAGCTAGCATATAGTTATCTACAAATTCTCTTATAGTTTTATTCTCTGCATCTCCATTAACAGAAGTAATTATATATTTTAATCTTGTTGATAACTCAGGAGAAGATTGTTTATCAATCTTTTTTAATCCTTTTATTTCAGCTTCTACTTTCTTTTCATCTCTTGTAGTTAGTATCCTATAAGTAATAGGAGTATTAGTATGAGGTAATGTATATGAAAATTCATTTTTATCTTCTATCATTTTAGACTCATCTAAATATCTAGTTTGTAATTCAGTTAAATCAACACTTACATTTTCTCCTTTATATTGGAATTCATAATCTTTTCCATATCCAAGAATACGAGCAGCTATTAAAATAGCATTTTTATCTCCTACTATTAAGTCATCATAATTAATTTTAGTAATAATTAAAGATTTTAATAATTTATCTATTACAACTCCTTGTTTAATGTAATTTTGGTTTGTTAAAATATCTTCTTCTTTAGCAGTCATATACTTCATTTCTATTTTTCCTTCAGATAAAGGATTGTCTTTAGAGTATATTAAGCCTTTTGATGGTAATTCTACTTCTTCAGTAGGGAATTTAAATTCGCTCATAATCTTTTATTTAAAATAACTTAATTTTGTTATAAATACCAATATAAAAAAGGAGCTTGACATAGCCAAGCTCCTCTCAATAAAATTTTAAAAATTTTTTAATAATTTAACACTGCATAATCTATTGCTACTGTAATTTGTATATTTATAGCTGTATCTACGGTATCCCAATTATATTCTCCAAAATTAGTTGATGTTATAAAGGCACCTTTTAAAACCCATTCTGAAACTTTGTCTCCTACAGGACCTAAAGCATTTAAAGTTAAATTTTTCTTATAAAAATCAGAATAACCATCTCTACCTGTTACAGATTCATGGTGTAATCTTACCCATTCCATAACTGCCTGAGCTCCTGAAGGAGTAACTGGGTCAAATAGGGTCATTGTAACATCTTGCCAAGTTGATTTACCTTTAACCTTTCTTTCAACGTTCATATGGTTTAATGTTACTATACCTTGGTTTAATGTTATAGCACTAACACCCTTTACCATATAGCTAGGCATCCCATCCATGTATAGGATAAACCTATTAGCTTGCTTAGGTTCAAAAGCGGTGAAAAATATATTGTTTGAATCTACTACTCCCATTTTTTTTATTGTTTATTTCTTATTATAAATATCTAATTCTTTAATTTTTTAATAGCTTGCTCCACCACCACCGGCACCATCAAAACTAGCCCCTGTTGGTTGAATGTTGAAATCTAAGTATATAAATTCAGCTGTTCTAGTTGGTTGGATATATATTTGACCTACTAATTGATTTCTATCTATAACATCTGGTGTGTTGTTACTATCATCCATTACTACTTTAAAAGCATATAATCCTTGTCTTTGTTGAACACTTTCCATATAGGGATTAACTTGTGCTAAAAAGTTATTTCTTGTAG